TCATTGTGACGGATGATGCGTTTGGTCTAAAGAAGGGACAAAACAATTTACCATTTAATGCTACAAAACAATATGCATTTCTATCCAATCCGCAGAAAACTGTGGAGTTTAAAAGGTGGTTGAAGCAGCAAGTGGATGCTGGTCTTTTGGGGGTGGATAAAGGGTTTGAAAATAAACCGTGGCTTTCCCCTCATATTGAAAGTGCTTTTCGTAAGGGTATGGTTCGGGCGTATGTGGACACCTATAAACCGGCTATTAATAAACCGTTGGATTTTTATAAGGGCTCTCTCAATCAATTTCTTACAGACTCTTTTTCTGCCCCGGAGATACGGGAAAAAGTACAGATGCTTTATACGCGGGCATTTGAAGGGATGCAGGGTATCACAGCCCAAATGAGCTCCCAGCTTAGTACGATTTTGGGGGACGGTTTGGCAAATGGGGAAAATCCAAATGCTATAGCTCGTAAGATACGGGATTCCATAGGGGCGATAGATATTAAACGGGCAAGGGTAATTGCCCGAACAGAAATCATACGTGCCCATGCGGAGGGGCAATTGAGTTCCTTTGAGAGATTGGGTGTAAAGGATTTGGGAGTATTGGCGGAGTGGTCCACGGCCGGGGATGACAAGGTTTGTGAATACTGTAGTGGGAATGAGGGGAAAACTTTTACCGTGGAAGAGGCAAGGGGTTTAATCCCATGGCATCCGTCGTGCCGCTGTTGCTGGATTCCAAGCTCAAAAGATTTTAAAAAAATAGAAAAAGGTCGGTTTGGAAAATCCCGATTTAATAAATAATGATTTTATACTGTGTGATAATATAATAATGTGTTGAATAATAAAATGGTAATTTTAGGATGATTAATATGAGTTTAGGGGATACGTGTGAAGTCAAATTTTGTAGTTGTACAGCTTATATGCATTATGGAAAGAAGCGCCGCCGTGTATGCAAAACACACTGGGGACTTCATACCGATGGGGAAATAAACCTTAAAAAACGGAGCACCTTTAAACCACGTCCGGGGGAAGATACTGTAAATCAGGAACTGTAATGGTACAGTCCATTTAAAATAAATACTCATTTTAGAAAGGATTCAAAAATGGAAGACAGTAAGTATTTCTTATTCAGTAAGACAATTTTATTTGCCGTCATGGGGTTTGTGGCTTCATTGGGCATCGTGTTCAAAACGTTGGCACCTGTAGTTGCCCCGGACAAAGCTCAACAGGTGACACAGACTGTTGATGCCGTGGAGGCGGAAAAGGAAAACATTTCTGTGAACCTGCTGGCTATCATTAGTGCGGTCCTGTCGTTGGGGGCTATTTATGGCCGTATTTCTGCAAAGACCAAATTGACTACGGGTCCTATCACGCCGGTGTTGTTCTTACTTTTTTTAATGGTGCTCCTTCCGATTTGTGGCTGTCAGGGTAATTTGCAGAAGGCCAATTCAGCCGATTTGTGGTTATTGGGACAAATCCAAATGGAGTACGCTTATCGGTGTGAAGCTAATACGTTGACGGACCCTATTGTACGTATGGAGACGGCCGCTACGGCTTTTGAAACGACAGGTTTTAAAGACCGTGCGGCGTATTGGCGGGAGCAAGCGGTTTTGTGGAAAGAGGGTAAGTTGGAAAACCCCTGTTCTCAATTGCTGGCACAAGGCAAAGAAATGTGTGACCTGTCCGCCAGTATGATTGAATAAATTTATCAACTTTAAATGAAACAAAAAGAAAGGATGTACGGTATGTCTTTGGAATTGAGTAAAGAAAAGTTAGAGGCTTTGGTACAAACGTATTCCCCAGTCCTTGAAAAAATTGGGGCTGAACAAGCCCAGTTGTTTATTGATGCTGTTGCTGGCAAGCGGGTCAATGAGGCCATCGCCTTACTGATACCACATTTGTCCACGGCGGAACTGGATGAAATCTTCCATCGTAAATTGGAAGAAATGCAGTTGCGGACAGGACAGCAGATGTCCCACTCGGAAATTTTTTCCGGAATCGTCAAAGACGTGATTGGTTTGTTGTACCTGTTCCGCGGGGAATTGATTCAGTTGGCTGTGTCCGTTATTTAGTCCAGCCGGCCCAGCCATTATAAAACAAAATGCCCGAAACTACTTTGATTGATTTAATGGAAAGGATTTCTATGAACTGAGCGTACAAAAAAATCTTATTCGGTAGTTTGGTCAATCTTAGAGTCCCCTCAATTAATTTTGAGGGGATTTTTTTATTGATGTGTATTTCATTTTTTTGTATAATACGGAGAATGTAAGGGATAAGAAAAAATAAACGTAAGGGATTACGAGCAATGAAAAAAGCAAAAACACAATCTATAGTGATGAACACAGTTGCAGAACTGTCCCAAAGTACATTGCAACGGATTGTAATAAATCTCAAAGCCAAGACCCGGTATGAGACAATGGAGGATGAGCAGTATCTCGTTGTCCCGATGGTGATGCTTGTGGAAGGTGTTCACAATGGTTCCCTCGGCCCCTTACTGTATCCCAAAGAAGAATTGAAACAACTCCCGCAGGTTTGGAATCACAAACCCGTTGTCGTATATCATCCGCAAACAGGTACGGCTTGCGTCCCCAACATTCTCACCAGTTCCAAAATCGGTATCATTATGAATGCCAAATGGGATGGCAATAAATTAAAGGCCGAGGCGTGGTTGAAAGAGGACCGTATTAAAAAAGTGGATACCCGTATTTTGGAAAAGATTCAAAACGGGGAACCTGTGGAAATCTCAACTGGGCTTTATACAGAAAATGAAATGGTCGCCGGGGAATGGCAGGGTGAAAAATATGTAGGTATAGCCAGAAATTACAAACCGGACCATCTGGCCGTCCTGCCTGATTTAAAGGGGGCTTGTTCTATAGCGGATGGAGCAGGGTTGTTGAGAAATGCGTCTGGTGAGTTGGCGGAAATTCCCGTACTGTTCAAAACGCCCGGGAACGAGGATTCATTATCTTTGTTTGCGGCGTTTGGTTTGGTACACAATGAATTGTCCTTTGACAGCATTCGCCAGCAGTTGGATTCCTTATTAGCCGGTTTGTACACGGACAAGTCTGTATGGACTTTGGAAGTGTTTAAATCGTTTTTCATATTTGACCGGAATAGAGAACTGTTCCGGCAGGATTATGAGTTGGACGGGGATAAAGTAAAACTTATGGGGATTCCTGTTACCGTCCAACGTGTTATATCATACGAACCAGTACTGAACACAAATGAAAGGAAGATACAGATGGATAAAAAGAAAGTAGTGGATGCACTTATCGCCAATAAGTTCAACAGCTATGATGAGTCGCATCGGGAATTACTTATGAACATGACCGATGAAGCATTGACGGTCGTGGCGGCAGCGGACAAGGGTTATACGGACGCCCTGACGAATGCCCAACAGGAAACAGCCAATGCCAAGAAACCCAAACAGGACGCTGCCCCGGCACAGACCGTACAGAATACGGACGCCGGCCAGAAACCTTCTTTGGAGGAGTACATTTCCAATGCTCCCAAAGAAATTCAGGAGGTCCTGCAAAATGGTGTTTCGGCCCACCAGCGGGAAAAGGCGGAATTGATTACCGCTATCACGGCGAACAAGTCCAATACTCTTAGCAAGGAATTGCTGGAGACCATGCCGATTGACCAGTTGCGGGGCGTTGCCACGTTGGCGAAGAACACCCAAGAGCCGGTCAAACAGCCCAAACAGCCGACTCACAATTATAATGGAAACCCGGCGCCGGCTGATGGAGCTACGAAAGTAGAACCTCTGGTACTGCCCACCATGAATTTTGAACCCAAGAAAAAGTAAGGGTTTCGGGGGTTTCAAGTTAAATGAAAGAAGGCTTTGCAGTTGGATGGTAAGTGTTCTAAAAAAGAATTTAAAAACAATGAACGAAAGGAAATAAAAAAATGAGTGCAAATAGAATTCATGTTAAGGGCGAATGCCGGTATGAAGAAGCCAAAGCTGGTGCCGCCAGTATCAAACCCGGTATGTTGGCTCGTTTGGATTCTGCTGGTGAATTGGTTGTCGCCGGTGGAACAGAGGGTGATTTTGCCGCCCGTGAAGTTGTGTTGGAAAATGCATTGGTGGGCGGATTGGTGTCCACTGTGTATGATAACGACACTCAAATCCCGTATGGCGTTTTCGCTCCCGGCAGTGAAGCCTATATGTTGATTAAGTCCGGGCAAAATGTGGCCAAAGGCGACCGTTTGATTGCTGCCGGAGACGGGCATCTTATGCGTGAAGCTGGTGCCGACAGTGCCACAGTGGTCAAGCAGGTTATCGCTCAGGCTATGGAAGCCTGTGATGCCACTTCTGCCGCTGCCTTGTGTAAGGTTCGGTTCATGTAAGAATCACTGTCCGTGGCTATGTAAAAGCCCTGTACGACAAAAAGAATAATTATAGAAAGGGAGTCACAAATGAATGAAGTTGATTTTATGCTTAACGGTGAGGCTCACGGCAGTGTGGCGGAAAGATTGCTCGCCTGCAATTTTGATGTCAATTGTCTGCGTCCTTACATCGGTCCGGATGGCCGGCACTATATGACACAGAACGTCAATGGTGTCCTTCAGGCCGTCCCGGTTCAAAATGCCAACGCCACTCTCCGCAAGGACGAATGGATTTGGCTGGATTCTGTTATTATCAAAGCGGCACAGGAACGCCTGAAGTTTGTGGCGGACATCCGGTCCCGTGGATTGGTTCTGTCCATCCCGAATGGAATGGGGACCACTGTCCTCCAGACACAGACCATGAGCGACATCAATGATGCGTCCATGAGCATGGATGGACTTCGTGAGGGTGACAATGACCGTCCAGTGTACGGGATTGAAAACCTGCCGCTGCCCATCATCCACAAGGATTTCCAGTTCAGCTCCCGGCAGATTGCCACGAGCCGAAATGGTGGGGTTCCCATTGACGTCTCCATGGCAGAAATGGCCGGACGTAAGGTTGCGGAAATGGCCGAAAAGCTGGCCATCGGTGTATCCACGTTCCCCACATACGGTGGCGGAACGATTCCCGGCCTGACCACGTTTGCATCCCGTATCACCAAAGTGCTTACGGCGCCCACGGATTCCGCATGGACTCCGGAAACGTTCCTGCATGAAGTCATTGCTATGCGCAAGCTGGCGACGGCGGCCAAACATTACGGTCCTTATGTCCTGTATCTGTCGGCCAACTGGGATGAGTATTTGGACCGGGATTTCAAGGCCAACGGTAGCAAGACGTTGCGTGAACGTGTTCAGGAATTGAGTGGTGTCACGGATGTGATGGCGCTGGATTACCTGACCAATTATGATGCCGTGTTACTGCAAACGACTTCGGACGTTGTCCGTGAGGTTGTTGGCATGGATATCGTGACGGTTCAGTGGCAGACGCATGGTGGCTTGCTGCTCCACTTTAAAGTCATGGCCATCCTTGTTCCGCAATTCCGTGCGGACCACAATGGCAATACAGGTATCGTTCACGGCTCTGTGTAATTGAACCGGGTTCGGTAAATAAAGTTTTTATAAACGAAAGGACAAAGAGATGAAAGCGTTTAAGTTACTTAAAGGCATGCACGAACAAAACGGACATGTATTCCATTCCGGTGAAGTCGTACATACTCAGTTGGATTTGGTCAAACTTTTTCCGTGTAAGTTTGAAGAAGTTGTCGTGGTGTCTTCTCATCAATCTCCTCCTCCTGTGAATTCGGGCCGTGTTAACACAAACGACCCGAATCCAAATTCCGGGGACGGTGGTATTGATGTGACAGATAAATTCCCTCTGGCCGGCAAACTGGGGGTTCTGGTCCACAAGTATCCGGACGGAACTTGTAAGGTTCTGGATGCGGAAGACAAAGACGTTTTGAACGGGGATACCGTTCTTAAAACGAAGAAACAGGTGGACAGTTTTCTGGCCTCCCTCAAAGCTCCTGATGAGGACCTTGTTTAATGACGTACAATTCAGTCAATCCAATTTGGAAAGGGCAGGCCGTCTATATAGTGGGAGGCGGTCCTTCCCTTTCCAAATTTGACTGGAATCGTTTACTGAATAAAAAGGTAATCGGGGTCAATGCCGCCTGTAAATTGCCTCGGGGTGTTTGTGATATTATTTTCTTTGGGGATTTAAAGTTCTTTGAAGCCCATGAATGGGACATGTTTGATTGTGGGGCTACGGTGTACACGAACTGTCCCCAGTTAAATTCTAAAGATGTCCCGTGGATAAATGTACTCCGTAGAGATGTTCGGGGTTTGTCCACTGCCGCTGATACGTTGGCATGGAATGGTAATAGTGGAGCAGCCGCTATAAATTTAGCCCTCCTTTTGGGGGCTGCTAAAATATATTTACTGGGCTTTGACATGAAGCCCATGCCAATTGAGGAAGACAACGAACAAAAGGAGGCACATAATTGGCATAAGGAATACCCCACTATTCCTTCAAAAGAAGTGTATGGCCTTTTCAAAGAACAGTTTCAATATGTAAAACGGGATTGGACTGAAAAGTTTTCTCATGTTCCTATCATAAATGTTACGGACGATAGTGCTTTGGATATATTTCCTAAAGTAGGGACAAAGGAGTTTTGGAATGAGTAGAACAAGCGCCGAACTTATTAATGCTATTATTGATGTGGACTCCAGTATTTCCTTGACCCCATTTATAGCGGTTGCCAATTCTTTAGTGACAACACATTGCGCAGACGAGGATTATACGGATGCCCAGTTGATTGAAATTGAGACATGGCTTGCGGCTCATTTTTATACAGTTCGGGAAATGTTACCCGCTATGGAAAAGGCGGATGATGTACAAGTACAGTATCAATACAATATAGGAAAGAATTTATCATCTTCCCATTATGGTCAAACCGCCATGCTCTTAGATTTTCATGGGGGACTTTCGTTATTAAATAGCTCAGTGGAGAGTGGGACTGCACGAAGAAAAATATCTATTACTCATTGGGGTTAAATACTAAAAAGAAAGGTGCATCTATGGTGGCGATTACAGAAGCAGAAGCAAAAGAAATAGCACGGGAAATAATTAAAGAGGTGTTGGTGGAACATATAGCTTGTTGTCCTCATCATCAGGAGTTTGTGGTGACACGGGCAAGGTTTACAGGTATTGTGACGGGTGTGGCTATTGCCGCTGCTATTTCTGGAGGTTCCGTGGGAGCGGCCGTATCTATTTTAATAAAGAGTATTGGCGGGTAATGAAATGCGTCTAATCACTAAAATGAGAAAACAACAAGCTGTCTATTGGCCTTGTACGGGTCGGGATAAGTTTGGCAAGGCCGTGTATGGGACAGCGGTGGAAATTCTTGTTCGGTGGGCGGACGTGAATGAGCAGTTTACAGATAAGCAAGCGGAAACTAAGATGTCCAATTCCAAGATATTTGTGGACAGGGATATGAATTTTGGGGATGTGCTTTGGCTGGGTCCTATTGATTCCAGTATTTTGAATGTGGCGGACCCACTGAGTAATGTCGGAGCAGGTGTTGTACAATCCTTTTCCAAAATTCCGGATATCAAAGTAAAAGAGTTTCTTAGAAAGGTTTATTTGTAATGGCGCAAGTTCAAAAAATTATAGGTGTTGCTCAAGTTGTAAATAAACTTCATAAGTTTACGGCTGGTTTTAATTTAAAGATGGAACGCGCCTTTAAAAAAGGGGGTTTGTTCCTTCAACGACAAAGTCAAAAGTGTGTTCCGGTGGATACCGCCAATTTAAAGAACAGTGCTTATACCCGGGCGCATGGAAACGGGATGAAGACGTTTGTAGAAGTAGGGTACACAGCACGCTATGGAATTTACGTCCATGAAGATTTGCATGCAAAACATAGATGGCCAACGAGTGCCAAATTTTTAGAAGGTCCTGCCCGAGTATGGCAGCCGGAAATAATTCAAGTGATTTTGGAAGAGTTGAAAAAGTAGAAAATTAAAAATTGTTTTTTGAAGTAATTTGTTGTATAATAAAAGTGTGATTTCGTATCGGGATGTAATGTTGTTCGGGAATAGTTTTAGACCATTATTTTTTTAAAGGATTCTTATGAAAAACAGAATAGCGTTTTTAGCAATGGTACTGATGGCGGGGATTGCAATAGCAGCGATACCTTTTAGCAAAGGCGGCGGGGTGTTTGTGGGCGGTTATCCTGCCAGCGTGTCTGCGCAGGAGAATTCTGATGCCGTTTATGTGTCGCCATCTGATTTC